AAAGAGATCATTTACGGGAGTATCATCATAAATATGCTGTAGAACATCCTGAAAAAATATTATTGTTAAGCGCACAAAATAGATCAAAGAAAAAAGGAGCCATATGCACAATAGAAGAAACAGATATAAATATACCTAAGCTATGCCCTGTATTTAAAGAGCCATTAGAAAAAGAATTTAGACCATCAGGTAAAAAAGGAGCGTCTCCATATGCAGCGTCTCTTGATAGAATAGATAATACTAAGGGGTATATCAAAGGTAATGTTCAAGTAATAAGTACTAAAGCTAACACAATGAAAGGTAATGCATCTCCTGACGAGTTATTGCAGTTTGCTTATTGGATACTCCTTACTTATGGACATTTAATTGATAAAGAAATAAGTTGACAAAGTAAATAGTTGTGATATACTAATATCCTTAATGTTTGAAAGGAGAGAATATGGAATTAGATGACAATAAGATAGAGAAGATGATGCAAGCTTCTGTCAATATGAGAGATAAGATTGATGAGTTAGAAAATCAAATCACTGAAATTAAAACTCAAAAAGACAAAGTTGATCTAGCACTAAATGAAGCATGCAGAACACTTAATGTAACTAGTTTGAAAACTAAAGTTGGAACATTATCAAGAACTTTACGTACAAGATATTGGACAAGCGATTGGCCTGAAATGTACAAGTTTATAAAAGAAAATGATATGCCTGAGTTCTTTGAAAAGAGATTAGTTCAATCAACAGTTAAAGAGTTTTTAGAACAAAACCCTGACAAAGCACCACCAGGTTTACAAGCAACAAGTGAATATACAGTAAGAATAACTAAAAGTAGAACTAAGGAGGAAGTATGAGTACAGAATTAGACGTATTTGGTAGCACCGCAGTAGCAACACATACCCGTAGAGATGATGGCTTTACTGCAAATATAACAGGTAGTTCATCAACTGCTAAACGTATATCTATACGTGGTGGTAAATTTAGATTGATGGTTAACGGTAAAGAAGTTGAGAAGTCAAATCAAGACGCACTCGATGTAGTTATTGTTAATGCATCACCACACGTTCATAGAATGTATTTTTCTAAAGCATATGTACCTGGTGAAAAGATGCCACCACCAACATGTTGGACATCTGATAGTCAAAAACCTGATGAAGCAGTTGTAGAGAAACAAGCAGAAAATTGTTTATCATGCCCACAAAATATCAAAGGTTCAGGCGCTAATGGAACTAAAGCATGTCGTTTTAGTAGACGTGTTGCGGTAGTTCGTGCTGATGATATGAATGGTGATGTATATCAAATGACTTTACCTGCGCAATCAATATTCGGTAATGGTACAAAAGATTGTAAACCACTACATGAATATACAGATTACGTCCGTGCTAATGGTCAGAATTTAATGTCTGTTATATCACGCGTATCTTTTGATGAAGACTCATCAAGCACTAAGATTGGTTTTAAAGCTATTCGTATTCTTAATGATGACGAGTATGCAGTATGTGCCACGAAGTCAACATCAGAAGAAGCTAAACGTGCAATTACGTTATCAGTAAACGTTAACAAAGATGAAGATGGTGAAGAGTTTGAACAAAAGAAACAACAACCTATTCAACGTCCACAAGTAGCCGCACCTAAAGTAGAAGATGATATTCCTGAACCTACAGTTCGTGCAGCAGAAAAACCTGTGGCACCGCCTCCACCTAAACCAGCAGCGCCTAAAGCAGACCAAGGTGATGTAAGTTTGGATGATCTAGTATCAGATTGGGCGTAATCATGCGTGGTTACTCCCAAGTAGTTATCGAAGCAAACGCTAAAGCTAAAGAGACTACAGGGACACTTTTAGGTGCGGTCTGCATATCACTAAAACACCCTGCTAGTCAAGTAGCGAAAGCGCTTAACGTTTCACGTCAAACGGTGTATGATTGGTTTTCGGGTAAAGCAAAGCCATCAAGAAAACTTGACCAAAAGATTAAGGAATTGATCGTTAGTCTTACCAAGTAATACCTTGGGGCAAATAATATTGCCCCACCTATTTTAGCAACACAACATTTTGAGAGATAAATGCAAACAAAAGAATTTTTACAACAAGTATGGCCTGATCAAGGATATTATTGTATCCTCGGCAAAGACCAACAAAATGTAGTAGTTCCTAAGTTTATAAATTCCATAGATGAAGCAATTGAAGTAGTAAATAAATTACTAAGCGATAAGCAAGACGTTTACTTTGCATGTTCAACATATGTTGAACCTACTGAACGAAAGAAAATAAATGCAAAAGAACAACGTATTTTATGGTTAGATATAGACTGTGGTTTCGATACAAAGAAACGTAAATGGAAAGACTATGAAACTAAAGACGCAGCACTTGTAGCGTTACGTTCATTCACAGATATAACACAACTTCCTGCTCCTACTATTGTAGACTCAGGTAGAGGTATCCATTGTTATTGGCCTTTTACTGAACCTGTAGATAAAGCTATATGGCAACCTGTTGCTGAAGGTTTAAAGTTTTTATGTGCTAAACATGGACTTAAAGCTGATGGTGCTTGCACTGCTGACATGGCTCGTATCCTACGAGTTCCAGGCACAAAAAACTATAAAGATGTAGCTAAACCTGAAGATGTAACTGTGTTAAATCAAGGCACACCTACTCCGTTTGATGAGTTAGCAAGTCTTATACCTATACATCTTACCGATAAACCTAAAGCTAAACGTCCACTAGATGAAGCTACAAAAGCTATACTAGGAAACAATTCATCTAAGTTTATGAAGATTATTGAACGCTGCCGTAAAGAAGATGGTTGCGCGCAGTTAGTTCATATCATGACTAAACAATCAACAGTAGAAGAACCTCTATGGCGTTCAGGTTTATCTATTGCAGCTTACTGTGAAGACTCTGAGTCAGCAATCCACAACATATCTAAACATCACCCTGATTATGACTATGCTAGGACAGAAGCAAAAGCTAGTGCTATTCCAGGGCCACATACATGTAGACAATTTGAAGGCTTACGTCCTGAAGGTTGTGATGGATGTAAACATAAAGGTAAGATTACTTCTCCAATAGAATTAGGTAGAGTTATTCTACGTTCTAAAGGTGCGGATAATGTTATCCAAGCTAAGTCAGAAGAATTAGGTGAAGTTGTTACATATCAAATCCCTGATTACCCATTCCCATATTTTAGAGGAAAGAATGGCGGTGTATATAAAACTGTAGCTGATGAAGATGAAGAAGCTATTATGGTTTATGACTATGACTTCTATCTTGTCGAAATACTAAATGATCACGCTATTGGTTTCTGTGCATGGTTTAAATTACATTTACCTCACGAAGGTGTCCAAGAGTTTATAGCACCTTTAACACAACTCTTATCACGTGAGGAAGCTAGAAAGATTTTAGTAGCTAAAGGTATTGTTAGAAATGGTAAGAAGTTAGATAACGTTATTGATTACATCATAGCTGTAGTAGATGCTGATCAAAAACAAAAGCCATCAACCCCTATGTATAAACAATATGGTTGGAATGCTTCATATAACAAAGTTGTTATAGGTAATCGTGAGATTAGTGCTTTTGGTACTAAGTATGTTCCTGTGTCTGAAGATTTAAACGATGTAAACCCAGCCTTACAAAAGAAAGGGACTTACGAAGAATGGAAGAAAGCTATATCAGTTTATGAAAGACCTGGTATGGAGTTACGTGCGTTTGGTTTCTTTTGTGCCTTTGGTTCTTTACTTATGCCCTTTTTTAAATCTAAAGAAAAGTCAGCAGTAATTAATTTATATAACCCTGAGTCAGGACAAGGTAAATCTACAGTCTTACAAGCTATGACTAGCGTATATGGTAATCCTGACCTATCAGCTAAACTTATTCAAGTATGGGGTGATACAGGTAACTCAGTTATTAATCGTATGGGATACATGAATAATTTGCCTGCAGCAGTTGATGAGTTTACTAAAGTAACACCTGACCAACTACATGAGTTCTTAAAGTTCATGTCTACAGGTCGTGGTAGAAATCGTATGGGTAGTGGCGGCACAAATAAGGAAAGACAAAACGATACCGTATTTAATCTTATTTGCGTTGTATCTTCTAATACAGACTTTAGAACAGTTATGTTCTCATCAAATGCTAAAGCTTCAGGTGAGATGGCTCGTTTCTTACAATTACGTATTGATAAAGATACCAGCTTAACAAAGAAAGAAGCTGATGATTATTTTGGTAGACTATTTGATAACTATGGACATGCAGGTGAAATTTATGCTCAATGGGTTATATCTAATCTTGAAGCAGTTAAGATAGCTTTAAAAGAAACTCAAGAGAAGATAGATAAGGCATGGAACATAGCAGGGGAAGACCGCAAGTATTCTGCTACATTAGCTGCAGTATTTTTAGGAGCCCAGATTGCTAAACAATTAGGTATTCATAATATAAATCTAGAACCTGTTAAACAGGTTATTAAACTAGAGTTAGATAAATCTAGAATAGAGCTTAAAGCCCGTGACTTTGATGCTATGGAAACCCTAACTACTTTCTTACATGAAAATTTAAAGAACACTTTAGTTATTAATAGTGTCATAGACTCACGAACAGGGTTACAAGAAGCTCCTTTATTAAAACCAATCAATGAATTACGTGTAAGAATTGAACCAGATACTAACACAATATACATTCCTGTAGGTATAATGCGCTCATACTTAAAGGATCTTGGTAACGTCGATTACGAGGATTTTATTAAAAAGCTGACAGATAATAAGGTATTGAAATATAAATCCGGAGATTCTAAAGTG